GAACCTCGACATCACCGTCCACACCCTCAAGTACCCCAACACCCCCACGGCGCAGGAGGTCACGAAGGGGCCCTTCACGGTGTCGGCCGGAACCCAGAAGATCGACCTTCGGGTCAGGGGTCGCCACGCATACTATCGCATCGATGGGGATGGTGTCAACACATCTTGGAGGCTGGGCGCGCTGCGCTTCCGCGTGGCTCCCGATGGTGAACGATGAGGCCGATCTTCCCCCTTGCACCCTACAGCTTCCAGCCTGACGAGGCTCAGGCGTGGAACGAGATGGTGCGCGTCCTCACCCTCTACCACACCCAGGTGGTGACGGGGCCTGGGGTGACAGGCTACGCAGTTTCTGGTACAATTCCCACGAGTGCCACCCTCGACCTCGGCAGCATCAACGTTACTGCGGTAGCCTACACGGTGGCGAAGCTCCTCAAGGACCTGGAGACCAAGGGCCTCCTGAAGGTGGACAAGTCATGAATCCTTTCTTTCCCATGCCTGGCTTCCAGTCCCTGCAGGGGCAGCGCCCCGCCATGGAGCCTGGCCCCATCTACCAGCCTCAAGCTTCGGGCTACATGGGTGTCTACGGGAGGGATCCCGAGAAGGTGTCCCCTGCCGTATCCCCGGTCCTCGAAGGGTTGCGGGAAGGGGAACGCTACAACGAAAGCGGGGAAGGGGGAAGGGGATATTCATCCACGTCCTACGCCGCCCCGGGCACAAGCTTCGATGCGCTGGGCCGCGTGGGTACCGCTGCCGGGCTTGCCACGGGCATCTCGGGCCTGGGTGCCCTCGGAGGTGCGGCAGGTGCATACGCCGCCAACCAGACCCTCTCAGGGCTGGGGCTGCCCGCCAACGTCTCCTATGGGCAGAGCATGCTCTCGGCGGCCCTCGGTCCCGTGGGTGGACTCCTGGGCGCGCAGTCTCCCCAGGCACAGTTCGATGCTGCCCTTGCGCGGGGCATCGAGCGCGGCATCCCTGCAGAATCCATGATGGGTATGCTGGCTTCAATGCAGGGCCCCAGCATTGCCCAGCAGTATGGGGCGCAGATATCGTCGGGGCAGATGAGTCCTGAGATGGGGTTCTTCAGCTCCGTCAACGACCTCAACACGGTGGGCCAGCTCGGGGAAGTCCTGGGATCCATGGACCAGTCCTCGGCTCCTTCGGCCGAGGAGGGATCCTCCAATCCTTCGGGCGACATGCCTGGGGGCCAGCCCGGTGAAGGTCCATCTCCGGGGTGGGCCGAGGGCGGCTACATCCCCGGTGATAGCGGGGGCATGGACGACGACGTACCCGCCATCATCGATGGGAAGGAGCCTGCCCGCCTCTCCTCGGGGGAGTTCGTCTTCGATGCCGCGACGGTGGCCGCCCTCGGGGATGGCAACAACCAGGCGGGGGCCAAGAAGCTCGACGGCCTGCGCAAGGCCATCCGCAAGAAGGCCTACGGCCATGAGCGCCAGCCGCCCCAAAACTACAGCCTGGGGGATCTCGTGAGGGCCTATGATCGAGATCGCTAAGGAGATGGACATCCCCGAGATGGGGGCCCTCCTCCTGGAGATGCACCACACCTCACCCATGCGCCTACCCCCAGTGGCCCCCCACAAGGTGGAGGCTGCGCTGCGCCAGTGCCTCCGGGAGGGCCGCGTCTTCGTTGCCCGCCGGGGTAGGATTGTGGGCATCCTCGCCCTCCAGGCGGTGGAACAGTGGTACAGCCACGAGAAATTCCTGGGTGACCTGGTCTTCTACGTGAGCCCATCCTCGAGGGTTTCCCGCGTGGCCTCCAAGCTGTTGCGCGCCGCCACCGAATATGCTACAATGCGGGAACTCCCCCTCCTCATGGCCGTGGTTCACGGAGAGGACGTGGAGCGCAAGGACCAGTTCTACGTGCGCCACGGATTTTCCCGCGTGGGCGGTGTATACAGTAGGGGTTTCTGATGGGTTCACTTTGTACCTCCAAAGCCAATCCTGTACCCACCACTACGGTACAGTCCTCCGCTTTCCCGGCGTGGTACGAGGATGCCCTCAAGCGCCTGACGGACGCCGGAGAGGCTGAGGTCCGGGCCACCCCCTACGAGTACTACGACCCCCAGGAGCGCGTCGCCCCCCTGAGTGCTACGGAGCAGGCCACCATCGGGCAGGTTCCCGTCGCCGCTGGGGCCTACATGCCGGGCCTTGCCGCTGGCTTCGAGAGTGCCGCCCTAGGTTCCAGGGGCGTGGGGGACATCGACTACTCCTCCTACATGAATCCCTACACGCAGTACGTCACCGACATCGCCAAGCGTGAGGCGGTGCGCGACTACGACAAGAGGCGTGGGGAGATGGGCTTCCAGGCCTCCCGCCAAGGTGCATTTGGTGGGGCGCGCTACGGGGTGCAGGAGGCTGAGGGTGAGCGCAACCTGGGCCAGCGCCTCGCTGACATCCAGCAGACCGGCCTCGAGCGGGCCTTCACGGCGGGCACCGGACTCCAGCAGCAGGAGGCCCAGCGCCAGTTGCAGGCAGCGCCCATGTTCTCCTCCATGGGTGCCCAGGCCCAGCAGTTGGGCCTCGGGGGCCTCGACGCCATCATGAAGTCCCAGGCACTGCCGCGCCAACTCGAGCAGCAGCAGCGTGACCTCGCCTTCGCTGAGTACCAGCGCGGCCAGGGTTACGGGATGCAGCAGCTTGGCCAACTTGGTGCCCTCCTGAGGGGAACCCAGCCTGGTGCCACTACCACTACGCAGGGCCAGACCTTGGTCCCCCAGCAGTCTCCCCTGCAAATGGGTGCTGGCCTCGGACTCACAGGTGCCTCCATCTACAACCTGATGGGCTACGGCAACTCCGGGGCTTCCCCCGCATCATGGGCTACATCCATGAGTGCCCGGGCTCTTGGGCTCCCGGGGTTCTGACATGGCAGACAATCCTCTTCGGTCATACAGTTTCAATGAGCTGCGCGAGCTGGACAACCTGCGCAAGGCAGGTCAGCTTACGGACCAAGCCATTCGGGATCTTGGGCTGGATCCTTCTTCGTTCAATGCCAACATTCGCGTGGCCTTGGAAGAGAAGAGGTCTGGTCCGGGAGGTCGGGATGAACCTCCCAGCATTCGTGTTCCGGCGAGTAGAATTTCCGAACCTGAAAATATCGCTCCCCGTGATTTGGGTCAGGCCATTGCGCGGTCCATCCTGCCCACGCCGGAACTTCCTCCGGCGCAGGGATTTGGTGAGGAGCGCAGGCGACCCCTGTCCGGGCCCAGCGTCGATTTCCTGAGGAGTACCGAAGAGGGTCCGCCCCAAGTTGGCCAACCCGCATATCCCCAGGTGACTCCCCCCGCCGCCGCCCCCGACCGGGTAGATCCCCTCGGCGCGGTGCGTAACTACTTGGGCAACCCCATGCCGGGCGGAGGCATGCCGGGGCCCACGAAGTTCACCATGCCTACGCGCCCCGCAGACATCAACGAAGAGGATGCCCGACGCAAGCTCCTCGCGGGGCTGCCCGCCGAGCGTGAAGCCCAGGAGACGTACAAGGCCGACCCCTACATGACGATGCTGCAGACTGGCCTGCGCATCCTTTCGGCCAAGCCCGAGCTGGGACAGAACGCCATCTCCACCATTGCCGGTCCTGTCGCGGAGGGCACCGAGAAGTACATGGCGGAGAAGGAGAAGGAGCGCACCAGCAAGCGTGAAGAGGCGAAGGAGGCCCGCGAGGAATCCTACCGTCGCTTCGGCGCGCAGCGTGAAGTCTCCTCCAAGCTCCTCGACCTTGGGGAAGCCGCCAAGAACCGCGACATCCAGTTCCAGAACCTCAGGAACCAGGTGGAGCGGGGGATCAGCGAGGACGCCTACAAGAGGGCCGAGCTTGGTATTCGTGGCTCCGAAGCTGCCATGCGCCGGGCCGAGCTGGAGATCAAGCTGCTTGCGGAGCAGGGCAAGATCCCGCAGCGTGAAGCCTTCGAGATCACGCAGCGCCTCGAGAACCAGGCCCTGGCCATCGAGCGCATCCCTGAAGAGCAGCGCACCCAAGAACAGAATGCCCAATTGGAGAGCCTGCGTCGCCAGCAGGCCGCAGTCATGCGCGCCACCGGAGCTTACGTCACCGGGGAGTTCCGCCAGAGGGCTGCTGCCGGACCAGCGGATGCTGCGCAGGCTAGGGCGTTGCAGGTACAGGCGGAAACCATCCGCAGGAGGATGCTCGATATCCAGAACTCCTACAAGAATGCCGCTGATCCAGAGGGCTTCCGGCGCGACCCCGAATACCTCCGGTACTTGGCGGAACTGGAGCGCCTGAACCTGGGTGGCGAGACTCAGCCCCCCAACATGAACCTGGCTCCCCCAAGGCCTTCGCGGTAATAGCGCATGGCAACTCCCAGCAAGATGGAGTGGGATGAGGCCAGAGAACAGTGGATCCCCGCCACTGGCCGCCCCGGTGCATCCTTCATTCAGTGGAATGGGGTAAGCTGGGACGAAGGCAAGAACCCTGAGGGTCCGGGGGCATTTCGCCGGGGCCTTGAAACTGGCTGGGAAAGCACGAAGGGGCTAGCCTTCGACGTTCTTCCCGCCATGATCCAGAGTGCCTTTGGCTACGAGGAGGCATCCCAGCGCAACCTCGATGCCTACAAGAAGAGGATGGACGAGCTGCAGGCCAAGGGACTCCTGGCTCGCACCACCTACCAGGATGTCCAGGATGTTTCCTCTCTCGGCTCCTACGTAGGGGAGGCAGTAGGTGAGGCCATTCCCTCCCTTGCCACTTCCCTCCTGGGTGGCCTCGGCATTGGTGCGGCGGCAACGCGCCTGGGTGCGGGCAAGATGCTCACCCAGCAGGTCGCCAAGAGGGCTGCGGCCCTCGAAGCGGAGGCTGCCGCCACTGGCACCACCCTGGGGCGCGAAGCCGCCATCAAGGCAGCCACCTCCGAGGTGAGCCGCAACGTGGGCATCGCAGCGGGTGCTTTCGGCGGCAGCGCCCTCCAGAACATTCCCGAGTCCTTCGCCTCCCTTGCGGAGGAAGGCCAGCAGAGCCTGGGGGCCGCCTTCGTGGTAGGCTCCCTCAAGAGTGCCCTCGATGCCCTGGGCCCCGTGCGCCTCCTCAGCAAGACCCGGGGAACCGACTTCTCCGACAAGCTGACGGATGTCCTCAGTGCCCGACTCCTCAAGGGAAGGCCGGGGGCCGCAGGTGCCCTGGGTGGTACCCTCGAGACCGTGGCCCTCGAAGGTCTCACGGAGGGTACCCAGCAGCTCCTCGATGAGACTGCCAAGGTCATCCTCGCGGACAAGTCCGTGGACTGGACCCAGGTCATCGACGCGGCCCTCAAGGGCGGTATTGGTGCGGCCCCTGCAGGTGGTGTTGCCGGAGCCCTGGGTGCCCGCAGCAAGGCTGCCGCCGAGGAGACCCGGGCCAAGCAGATCGATGAGTACCAGCAGAAGCTCGCCGCCGAGAGGGAACTTGCGGAGAAGGGACGCCTCGCCGCAGCGGAGCGCGAGAAGTGGGAGCGTGAGCGCGCCGAGGCCGAGCAGGACTACATCAACAAGCGCATGACCGGGGAGATCGAGGTTCCTCCCCGCGAGCGGGCCGACATCGACTACTTCAAGGATGCGCTGCGCGAAGTCGAACAGGCCACGGGAATCCGGGTCACCATGCGGACCCGCAAGGACAAGGAGGGCAACGTCCTTGTCGAGAAGGCTGACCTCCTCCCCATGGGCATCCGCAAGGGCGACCAGGTCATCCAGAAGGATTCTACCGGAGCCCCCGTCCTCCAAGTGAACCAGGAAGACGTGATGCGCCGGGCCCAGGAGTTGGCGCAGCAGAAGGTCATCGATCCCAGTACGGGCAAGCCCTTCACCGTAGCCTCCGCTCGCAATGCCCTCCAGAAGGCTGCGATCTTCGAGGTGCAGCGTACCGCCCAGCGGATGCGCAGCGACGACCAAGCCGAGAAGGATGGGGAGTACGCCCTGAAATTCTTCGGCCAGACTTCTGCCGAAAACGTTGCGACACAGGGTCCCACGCAGCTTCAGGGCAGGGAGTATCAACTCCAGAAGGCGCGTCAACTCGTTGACGAAGTGCGGGCCGACCCGGAGTCCCTCGACCTGGTCCCGGGCCTGCGCCAGCAATTCGAGCAAGCCCAAGCCCTCTTGGAGGAGAAACGCTGGGGTGACTACGACGCCCGGATGGAAGCCCAGAAGCAGGAACGGGCGGAAGAGCGCGAGCTGGGTCCCCTTGTGGGCAAGCCCTTCACGGGCAGCGGTGCCCTCACGGTGGAGCGGGAGACCCCGCAGATCACCCCCGAGCAGCGAGATGCCCTGCTCGATGCCGGGTACCGCCTCGACCAGATTGCCCAGATGCCCCCCGAGAGGGTGCAGGCCATCCTCATGGATCGCCAGCAGGAAGAGGTGGCAGCCCCCCAGATTGGGCAGCAGCAGCGCCTCGCCCTCGAAGGTGTGCTGGGCAGGGTGCAGAGGGGCGAGCAGGTTTCCATCCCCGCCGTCCAACAGGCCCTCGGGGAGACTGGCCTCGACCTGACCCCCGCACAGACCCGGCAGGTCCTCCAGGCCTATGCCCCCGAGAGGGCCACCACCCGAGGCATCGGGATGCAGGTGGTTGACCCCGCGTACCGTCTCGAGGAGAGGGACGGCACCTTCTTCAAGGCCAAGAGGGGCGAGACCAAGGAGCCCTACGTGGCCCCCGAGGTCGAGGAGCAACCCCGTCGGGGTGTGGAGCGCAGGCCCGCCGACCTTCCCACCGAGTCCACCCAGACCTCCCGACCCATCACGGAGGTGCAGGGCGGCCTGCAGAATCCCCCCGCAGGCTACGACCGAAGGGATTTTGCCGTCCTCCACAACGCCATCGTGAGGCGCGGCTCCTCCAAGATACTCACCCGCAACGACCTCGAAACCGTGGCGCAGCGAGAGTTCGACTCCCCCAGGGAAGTTGCCTCCGTCTGGGAAGGCCTGGTCAAATCCGGGGCGGTGCGCAAGGAGGGGCTGGGCTACCGCGTCCTCAAGGATGCCCCTGTCATCTCCGAGTTCCAGGCGGAAGACGTGGGGACCACCACCACCAAGAAGCCCACCGAGGTGGCGGAGGAGCCTTCCAAGTATACCCCACCGAAGACCAAGGTGTCCAGGGAGAAAAAGCCTGAGGCTACCAGAAAGCCGGAGTCCAAGACTTTCCCGGCTGACTCTCTCAATGAATCTAAGATCTTCAAGACTTGGGATGATCTCCAGAAGCACATTGATTCTGGCATGGATATCATAGTCTACCGAGGAGTGCGGTGGAACGTGGATCCCGATGAATCCGATCCCAGGAAAATGGCCAAGAGGGAGACTACCCAGTACGGATACTTTTGGTCCCCGTCCTATCCTGTAGCATCTCAATACTCGCGGGGCCTCGGTCAAGCATTTGGAGAGCGTGTCAATGATGGCGAAGTCTACGCCATGCGAATTCCTGCCAAGACAATGGCTGAAGCTGTTCGCACAGAGCAGGAAATTCCCCTGCAGCAGATCAAGCGCCTCACAGCTCTACGTCAAAACATACTTGCAGACGAAGGCATTGAATTTGTAATTCCGCCAAGGCTGCATGGAAAGAGGATCAAGCTTTCTGCAGACCTTGATTTTTCTGAACTCAACAAGGCTGTGCGCAAGCTCGAAAATGCCGAGCCCGTCACCAGCAAGATTGAGCCCATTTCTTCCAAGCTGCGCTACGATCTCTTTAACGAAGGTCTAACCAGTTCTCAGATTTCCGAACTGACTGAAACTGAAGCTCGGGAATATTTGCGCAACGCTCAGAAAACCAGTCCAAAGACCCCGGGCCCTTCCAAGATTGGTCGGACGGTCGTACCTGATGATGCGCCCCCCGAGATTCGGAAGAACGTGGAGGCGGCCCAGAACATGATGGATCGCCAAGAGAAGATCAACGATGCCAACCCCGACGACTATTCCTGCAGGTAAGTGATGGCCGTCTGTAATCCCTCCAAGTCTGGCATCCTCCATCCGGCACTTCAGCGCGCCCACATGCTGCGCCAATCCCTCGAGGCTACGCGGCGCAGCGACGACCCCGTGCGCCAGATGTCCACGTGGCAGAGGTGGGGCACCTCCTTCAGCGGCATCGACTCCATCGCCACCACCTGGAAGGAGCTGGTGCCCTACGTGCGGGCGCTCGAGTCGGGGGAGGAGATCCGCAGCACCCTCAACATGGAATACAGCAAGACCATGCGGAAGGTGGCCGATCTCGATACCGACAAGGTGCGGTCCCTTACCCGCATCATGGAGGTGGAGGATGCCGAGGGCAGGCTTGCGCAGGAAAATGCTGATGGCAGCGCCACCATCACCGCCCAGAAGGATCACGTGGGGGTAAAGAAGGGGGAGACCGTCACCCTCCCCAAGGCCCTCAACGAGACCCGCAAGGAGATGCGCGAAGTCATTGACTCCATCTACTCGCGCATGATAGATGCCACCAAGGCCGCCATGGGGTATGGGCCCAACGATACTCCCAGCAAGGAGGACGCCAAGCTCCTTGCCCTCATGGAGAACTTCCGCAAGGAAGGCTACATCCCCCACATCCGCGTGGGGCGGTGGGCCCTGCAGTACACCCTCGGGGGCCAGAAATACTTCGAGAGCTACGGCTTCGATGTCCGTAGGGGATTCAAGGGAAGCGGGCGCAACATCGCGGAGGAGCGCAAGAAGGAGCTGGAGAAGCAGGGGGCGCAAGTCTCCAATGTCCTGGACATGCAGGCTCGCTCCAGCATGCTCCAGAAGTACCTGCCCACCCTCAACACCCTCTCGAAGATGGATCTCCTCTTCCAGAGCATCCTCACCCCCAAGAACAAGGGGGCGGCCCAGGAGGTCAAGGAGATCATTGATCAGTTGCGCAAGGAGGCCCAGGCCCCCAATGCGCGCCTGCGCAAGCGCGACGACATCAAGGGGTGGCTGCGCCCCGACAACTACGACACGTACCTGCGCAGCGTCTTCTCGCCCTTCGTAGCCTCCACCAGCGACTGGATCGCCAACAAGGCCACCGAGCCTACGCGCCAGCAGGCCATCTCCTCCATCAAGGATGACAACGTCCGCCAGATCGCGGAGAACCAGGAGGAGTACCTCCACAGCGACGAGTCGAAGATTGCCCAGATGAAGAGCCTGGCCTTCTTCTACACGCTGGGGGGCAACCTGTCCTCGTCCCTCGTCAACTTCACCCAGCTTCCCCACACTGCCCTCCCCTTCCTGGGTGGTGCCGGGGGTGCTGGCAGGGCAGCGGCGGCCCTCGTCAAGGCGGTGCGCGACATCTCCGGGGGTGGGCGCGCCACCATGGATCCCGACCGCGTCTTCGACATCGACAAGATGAACATCTCCCAGGACGAGAAGCAATTCCTCAAGGAGATGTACAATAGGGGCGTGGCCGAGGCCCTCCTCACCCGCGACCAGGCTCCAGCCTACATGAGCAAGAGCCAGATCAAGGAAGTCTATGCGGTGGGCCAGGTCCTTGGCCGCATCATGGAGGCGTCCTCCCTCGCCTTCACCATGGTGGAGCAGGTCAACCGTCTCAGCACGGGGCTCGCCGCCTACCGCATGGCGAAGGACCAGAAGACCCTCGAGAGCTTCCAGCGGATGGCGGCCAACGTCAACCAGGAAGTGAAGGACCCCACCGAAGCTGCCATCTTCGCCGTCAAGGAGACGCAGTTCGTCACCTCCAAGCCCTTCCGCGCCCGCGCCATGCACGGGATGCTGGGCGGCGTGGGCCTCCAGTTCATGGCCTTCCCCATCAAGATGCTGGGGTTCTTCCGCCGCGCCTTCAAATACTATGGGGGCGGCAAGCTCCTCGAGACCCCCGAGGGCAAGAAGATGTCGAGCCTGCTGGTGCTGGGCATCTTCGCCACGTCGGGGATCTGGGGCCTCCCCTTCATGGTTCCCGCCACCGAACTGTTCGACTTCCTCACGAAGCACCTGGGCAAGGAGCTGGGCATGACGCCCACCGCCACCAAGGTGTACCTGCGCGAACTCCTCAAGGATGTCTACAAGGAGCTGCCCATCCTCAATGCTGCGGGGACCCCCGCAGAGCTGGCGGACATGACCATCAACGGGCCGTTCCGCGCCACTGGGGTGGACATCTCGAAGAGGACGGCCCTCGACATCGTCAACTTCAATCCGCTCTCCTTCGACATCTTCAACTTTGGTCCCCTCGGCGGGGCAGTCTTCGGGGGCATCCGAGACTTCTTCGCCTATCGCAGCAAGGGGGAGGACCTCATGGCCATCGCCTCCCTCATGCCCATCGCGGTGCGCAACATCGCCCGCTCCTACACCATGCAGGAATCCGGCTACATCAGCCCGGGCAAGATGGAGCCCGCCCTCCCCGCCAAGGAAGTGAGCGAGCCGGGGGATGTCCTGCGCGTGGCGGTGGGCTTCACTCCCACCAAGGTGGCAAGGGCCCGCGAAGCCCTCGAGGAAACCAAGCAGTTGCAGGAGAGGACCGACGACATCCGCAAGTCCTACAGCGACCGCATCGCCACCGCCATCATCAAGTACCGCAATACGGGAGACTCCGAGCATATGGCGGAGGCCCAGCGCCTGCGCAACGAGGTCATGGAGAGGGACGTGGGCAAGTCTCCCCAGGATCGCATCGTGCGCGACGGCGAGTCCTTCAACTCCTCCATCGCGGAGAAGGTGCGGGCGGGCATGCGCCCCCAGAGTGGCGACGCGGTATCCCCGCAGTTCCGCTCCTACTACCGGGAGCGAGTCAAGGGCGAGTGAAATTTGTTGCAGGGTAGCCCCACTCCATCCTAGAATGGGGCATGCTGCACATCTTCATTGGCTATGACTCTAGGGAGGACATCGCCTACAAGGTAGCCGCGCATAGCATCAAGCGGCATTGTAGCGTCCCCTGTGTCATCACCCCCCTCAAGCTTGATAGCTTCAAGGCTGCAGGGAAGTATTGGCGCACATCGTACAGGGAAGGCAACCAGATGATCGACGTGGCGGACGGCAAGCCGTTCTCCACGGAGTTCTCCTTCTCGCGCTTCCTCGTGCCTCACATTGCGGGGAGGCATGACATACGAGATCTTGTCGTTTTCGTAGACTGCGACTTTCTCTTCTTCGATGACATCAAGAAGATGCTCCAGTTCTGCGATCCCGATGTGGCGGTCTCGGTGGTGAAGCACCAGTTTGTCCCCAAAGAAACCGTCAAGATGGACGGGGTTGCGCAGACGCAGTACCAGCGTAAACTGTGGTCCTCCCTCATGGTTCTGAATCCCCTGCACCCCGACTGCCGGAAGCTGGACCTCGAAGCTGTCAACACCAAGAAGGGGTCGTACCTCCACGGCTTCGAGTGGACGGACAGTATCGGTGAGATTGACGAGACCTGGAACTGGCTTCCATATCACAGTCCCACCACGCGCTACTCCTACGAGAGCCCGAAGGCTGTGCATTTCACTGACGGTGGGCCCTGGTTCTCCGGCTACAAGGATGTCCCCTATGCCGCCGCATGGAATGCGGAGAAGGCCTTGGTGGAACATGAGTTCTTCAACTGGCAACATGTGGTGGACCTCTACAAATGAGAATCGTTACATCATGGGGGCCGAAGGGCTGGGACCTTTACGGCAAGAACTTCATCGAGTCCACGCGCCTGTGGGACCCCGGTATCTCCCTCACCGTCTACGTGGACGGGATGGATCCGGGCGCAGTGTCAGGCCCCCGACCCGTCACTGTCAAGAGGCTTGAGGAGGTGGAAGGTTTCACCGCCTTCCGCACCGCGAACGCGGACAAGAATGGGGAAACCCCCGAGGGCTACAACTACCGACTGGACGCCCTGAAGTTCTGCGCCAAGGTCTTCGCCCTCCACGATGCCGCCCTCGACCCCGAGCCCTTCGTGTGGCTCGACGGGGATGTCATCACCACCAAGCCCCTCACCCTGGAGTGGCTGCAGGGAATGTGCCGAGGCCAGGTCACCCACCTCGGCCGCAAGGGCATCAACTACAGCGAGACCGGCTTCATCTACTTCGCAGGTAACGAGGCTCGCACACTCATCGCTGACATGTACGACCTCTACATGACCGGGGAGATCTTCAACTACAGCGAGTGGACCGACGCCTTCATCTTCGAGCGCGTCCTCCAGATGCACAAGCTGCACGGACTCGAGGCCGTCAACCTCGTGGACCCCGACTACGTGGGGCTCGATGCCTTCGAGAACAGCCCACTCAAGGAGGTCTTCACCCACCTCAAGGGCGCTCGAAAGAACAAGGTGGTGGCCGGTCTCAAGACCCGCTACGACCAGCTCCTCGCCCTCGTGCAGCACTACATGCCCCAGGTGATCCTCGAGACCGGGACGTGGAACGGGGACCGTGCCGTGCAGATGGCGCAGGTTGCGCTGGGGAAATGGGACCACGTTGTCTACCACGGCTATGACCTCTTCGAGGATGCCTCGGCTGAGAGCGACGCCAAGGAACACAACATCAAGAAGCACCACAGCCTCGAGGAAGTCAAGGGGAAGCTGCAGGCCTTTGCCGACGCCATGCGCGCCAAGGGCAAGCACTTCGAGTTCCATCTCACCAAAGGTGACACCAAGGATACTCTCAAGGAGGTGCCCGTCTCGGATTTCGCGTGGCTCGACGGGGGGCACAGCGACGCCACCATCGCGCACGACTGGGAGATGTGCAAGCCCATTCCGGTGGTGGTCTTCGATGACTACTACACTGCAGACGCCGAGGGCAGGATCCCCGAGTTCCGTGGGGTCGAAAAGGTCTTTGCCGCTATCCCCCGCGCCAAGAAGCTCTACGTGAGCAAGGATGCGGTGGTGGGCGGGGGCATCGTCAACATTGCCGCCGTGGGTGACGGGCTCCCCGATCTCCCCGATGCTGGCATGGGCGCGGTGCCCATCAAGGTGACGGCCCAGGACTGCATGCCCAAGGATCACATCGTGGGCAACGTGCAGGAGAACCTGACCCTCCTGCGGAAGTGGGTGGGCAAGGCTCGCCCCCATGACCGCAGCCTGGTCATCGTCTCGGCGGGCCCCAGCATCCACCGGATGAAGGACAAGATCATCAAGATGTGGAAGGAGGGTGCGGACATCGCGGTGGTGAAGCACTCCCTCCCCACCGTGGTGGGCTGGGGCGTTGACCCCGAGTACCTCATCCTGCTGGACCCGCGCCCCGTCGAGGGCATCAGCACCCATGGGGTGCGCCGCTCCGATCTCCTCGAGGATATCCCACCCTCCACGAAGGTGCTGGTGGCCTCGATGTCGGACCCCTCGGTGACGCGCCACATCCTGGGCAGGACGAAGAACGTGTGGGGCTGGCATGCCATGACGCAGGCCCTCCTCAAGAGCGAGGTGTTCCCCGTGGACTCCCTCCTCATCAATGGGGGTACGTGCGCTGCGTGGCGCATGGTGAGCGTGGGCCAGGCCCTGGGCTACCGTGAGTACCACCTCTTCGGCTTCGACTTCTGCTACCCCGAGGGGCAGATCGACAAGGCCGCGAAGGACGAGCAGGGCCGCCCCAAGTACATGCAGGTGACGGTGGGCAAGGGAGGCCCCCGCTTCTGGAGTACGGGGGAGCTGATCGCAGCCTCGCAGGACGCCCAGTACTTCTTCGAGAATGCGAAGATGATGGGGATCCGCATCTACTGCCACGGGGAGGGAATGGGTCCCGCCATCTGGCGCGCCATCCTGGGCGGCAAGCAGCAGGAACTGCCCACCCTCAAGGAGATCTTCAAGTGAACATCCTTGTCCTCCCCGACTCCCACGCCAGGCCGGGGGTCAATCCCCGCCGCTTCCGCTGGCTCCTCCAGTACCTGAAGGATACTTCCCCCGACATGCTCCTGTGCCTGGGGGATCTGGCCGACATGCCCTCCCTCAGCAGCTACGATGGGAGTTCCCTCACGGGGAGCGGGAAGCGCAAGGCCTCCTTCGATGGGCGCACCGTGGCTGCCGACATCGAGGCTGCCAACGTGGCCCTCCGCATCATGGGGGAGTGGAAGGGCAAGAAGGTCTTCCTCATGGGGAATCATGAGGCCCGCATCGACCGCGCCCTCGACAACGTCCCCGAGCTGCAGGGTACCCTCGGCACATCCAACCTCTTCCTGCAGGGGTGGGAGGTAGTCCACTTCCTCGAGGAGTACGAGGTGAAGGGGATGGCGGCCTCCCACTACTTCGTCACGGGCGTGATGGGGAAGAGCGTGGGTGGGGAGTACCCGGCGGCCACCCTCCTCAAGAAGCAGTACCGCTCCTGCATCATGGGCCACTCCCACATCTGGGACGTGGCGGTGCGCAAGGGCAAGCACAAGATGATGGGGCTGGTGGCCGGGTGCTATCTTGACCCCCAGCAAAAAGAAGGGTATGCTGGACCTGCCCAGGGTATGTGGACTTCCGGCCTGACCCTGCTCAAGGGCGTGTCCGGGGGGTTCCCCCAGGATGGCTGGGAGTTCATCAGCACCCGCAGCTTGGAGCAGGCATATGGCTAAGACACCCGCGTGGCAGCGCGCCGAAGGCAAGAACCCCAAGGGGGGTCTCAACGAGAAGGGCCGCGCCGCCTACAACAGGGCCAACCCTGGCAAGCCCGGTCTCAAGGCACCGCAGCCCGAGGGTGGTCCCCGCCGCGATAGCTTCTGTGCCCGCATGAAGGGGTTAAAGAAGAAGTTAACCTCCTCAAAGACAGCAAACGATCCTAATTCCAGAGTCAATAAATCTTTGAGGGCATGGCGGTGCAATTGAAGAGAGATTGGGGACCTACCCCCAAGACTCCAAACGTCGAAGGAAAGTTTCGTTGCAGTAGTTGCAAGAAAGTGGAACTGCTGACATGAAGTCCACCCCCAAGAACCCTAAGCTTTGGGCTGCCACGAAGGCTGCCGCCAAGCAGAAGTTCGATGTGTACCCCAGCGCCTATGCCAATGCGTGGGCCGCCAAGGAGTACAAGAAGAAGGGCGGGAGCTGGGGAGGCGCGGATAATCGCGTGAAGAAGAAGTGAAGGGCGGCCTCGGCAAGTGGTTCGGTGAGAAGTGGGTTGACGTAAAGACGGGCAAGGCCTGCGGCCGGAGTGGGGCCGAGAAGTCCCGGGGCTACCCCGCCTGCCGTCCCGCTGCCGCCGCAGCCAAGATGTCTCCCTCGCAGAAGGCCACCATGGCCCGCAAGAAGACTGGTCCTGCCAGGAAGAGCTGGCCCGTGAGCCCCTCCGGGGAAAGGAAGTAAGATGCTGCCCCTCGTCACTGCCCTGCTCCCCATGCTGGGGGGCCTCCTCGACAAGCTGATCCCCGACAAGTCGCAGGCTGAGAAGGCCAAGGCCGAGATGCAGGTGCGCCTCCTCGAGATGGCGCAGCAGGGTGACCTCGCCCAGATCGAGTTGAACAAGGTGGAGGCAGGGAGCGACGGCATCTTCAAGGGCGGGTGGCGTCCCTTCATCGGCTGGGTATGTGGTGCTGCCCTCGCCTACCAGTTCCTCGCGCGGCCCCTCCTCCCGTGGGTGCTGGGTGCTGCCGGGGTGCAGGTGCCCCCGATGCCCGGCCTTGATGGGATGCTGTGGGAGTTGGTCTTCGCCATGCTGGGCATGGGCGGCCTGCGCAGCCTCGACAAGCGTCTAGCCTCTTAACACGTTCCCCCGACACGTACAGAAATCGAGGATCTCTTAACATGAAGGACAACTTCGAGGCCTGTCTCGTGGAGGTCCTCAAGCACGAGGGCGGCTGGGCCGACCACCCCAAGGATCCCGGTGGGGCCACCATGAAGGGGGTCACCATCGGTACCTACTCCACCTGGCTGGGCCGCGAGGCTACCAAGGAGGAGTTGCGCAACATCCCTGATGACCACCTGCGCCAGATCTACAAGCCGTGGTACTGGGACAAGGTGCGGGGGGATGAGCTACCCAGGGGGGTGGACCTCTGCCTCTTCGACTACGCCGTGAACTCCGGCCCGAAGAGGGCGGTAGTTGCGGTGCAGGAAACCCTTGGGGTTACTGCCGATGGGGCCCTGGGTCCCAAGACGTTGTGGGCCATCCAGAAGACGGATGCCCCCACCCTCGTGGGTGCGCTATGCCAGCGCAGGCTGGACTTCCTGAAGTCCCTCTCCATCTGGGGTACCTTCGGCGGGGGCTGGGAGAGGCGCGTCAAGCAGGTGGAGACGATGGGGAGGAAGATGTGCGCTACGTCCTAGTCATCCTGGGGGTGCTGGTGCCGGGGCTGGCGTGGGCCAACTGCGGGCCCGCCTCCAAGGTCGCCTCCTTCCTGCTTGACAATTTCGGGGAGAGGCCTCAGGTTACCTTCATCGCGCCCGAGATCGCCTACACCCTCTACGCCAGCTCCTCGAGCTGGACCCTCGTGGGGGTGAAGGGCGACGTGGCCTGCATCGTCACCGAAGGAAAGGCTTGGAAGTTCCATGGCACACTTTAATGAGAGCTGGGACCTGCCCCCGCTGGTAGGTAGCTGCTACATGTACGGGCCCAACGCCGGGGTGTCGGAGCATGACCTCCGCGCTACGGTAGAATCCTACCTTGCCTTGCACCCCGAGGACAGGGGGGCCATCGTCGGGTTTGCCCGCGCCATGGGTTGGACAAGTGAAGGCGGGTGACCTCTACTACCTGGAGTGGGTGGACGCCGCGACCCTCGGGGGTCACGAGTGGCGGGAGAAGCGCGAGATCGATTCGCTGCAGGCCCCCCATATCAAGACGGTGGGCTGGGTCCACAGGATCACAGATACGAGTGTCCTCATCGTCAGTACGATGGACCTCCACGATACCAATGACCCCAGCTACTGGGGGGAGATGATGATCCCCCTGGGCTGCATCACCAAGAAGAGGAAGTTGCGATGACCATCTCCCGCGCCCAGATCGCGCAGCAGGTATCGAAGCCCCCCATGAAGAAGAAGATGGCGCAGGGCAAGCCCAAGAACCTGAGTGCCCAGGCCAAGAAGATGCTGAAGGAGATCAAGCGTGGCTGACATCGTGGACTTCCGGGGGAAGAAGATCCCCGAAGGGATGCGCCCTGCAGCGGAGGGCGACACCGGCATGCCCGAGATCATGCAGGCCCTCGCAGAGCTGCAGAAGATTGCCCAGGAGGGGAAGCTGGAAGGCTTCGTGGTGGTGGGCGTGACGAAGGACAACGACTCCTTCGGCTCCATCGCCGGTCTCATTTCCCCCGTGCATATGGCCGGGATCCTCGAGTCCGTGAAGCTGCAGATTTTGCTGGGCTAGCCTTCACCTTTCGGATGTAGGAATCTACCAGTTTCCGTAGCTGGAAGAGATCGATGAGGACCTCCCGGGAATAGCCTCCGCCCCGATAGAACTCGTGCATGTCCAGGTGTTCCTGCAGGAGGGAGTCGAGGGAGACGATGGCTCGCGCCGCCTCGCAACCCCCCACTTCCAAACTCACGCTAATCGCACCGCCCGAAATAAACACGCTGGTGCGCAGGGGGACCGGGACATTCACGGAGGCTATCTCCATTGGATCTCTCCATACTCGAAGGGCTTGAGGGTGAGGATGTCCCACGGTTCTAGCGAGAAAGGTTCGCCGCCGTCAAGGTTCTTGTAGATCTGGCAGAAGGACAGGGGGCGTCCAGCGAAGATGCGCTGCAGGGCCTCCCCGTATACTTCGCGGAGCTTCTTCTCCACGGGGCGCTTGCGCGTCAGCTTGACCTCCACCACCACCACGGGCCCCTTCAGGGGGATGACGATGATGTCGGGCTGGCACACGGCCTTGTCCCAGTAGATCCACTGCCCATGGATGATGAAGGTGGAGAGGTCCCCTTCCTCCACGAGGTGGCGCACCACCTTCTTCTCGTAGAGGAGGCCTTTGCGCTGGATGCGCGTGGGCTTGCCGTCGCGGAGGAAGGTGGGCCTAGGCCCCAGCGTTGGCGAGGACATCGAGGACGGCTCCCACGATCTCGACGGGGTTCCCCTCCTTGTCACGGAGGGCAGCCTCGCGCATCACTTCGAGGGGCACCCCATGCTGCAGGGCGAGGGACACCAGGGTGGCGGCGGTGCAGCATATGGCGTAGAGGTCGGTGCCTGCCCGGGGACCCGAGATGAAGATCTCCCACACCTTTCCCCCGAGGGTGGAGTAGGAGATGTGGTAGCGTTCCCCATTGAAGTAGAGGTCCTCGATGGTGGACTCACGCCTGTTGGGGAGGCGGAAACGTGTGGAGGAGATTGCTGCGGACGACATACAGGGTACCTTCCTTCTCGACCCAGACCTGGGGCTCCAGCCCCTTCTTGCGCCAGTAGGCGCGGACGGTAGCGGCCAGGCGCTCACTATGGAACTTGCTTGCCAGGTAGTCAGGCGAGTCCATCCGGGTTGTCCTTCTTCTTCTTGCCCCAGTTCATCCCGACCTGGGACTCCCATGGGATCGTCATCTCCCTGATGTTACCCCATATGTCCTTGACCTGCAACGGGTATGTTAGGGTCTCGATGATGCGGGGGAGCAGCTCATCCTTCATGTGGATGGGGATCTGCCCGAAGGCCGCATCGTGGATGTTGTTGAGGACTTGCACGTCGGGGAGGTTCTGGTGCAGGGCAAGGAGTCCCCGAGAGGTGAGGTCACCAACCGTACTCTGGGGGACGAAGGCGATGGCCGCCCGGATGGTGGCGTCATCCCTGGGGTTGTCCCAGAAGTTGCGGACCCGCCCGAAGGGGGTGACCAGTTGGCGGAGGGTCTGCACCTGCTGCGCCACCCACACCTGCCACTTGTGGAGGTTGGGGAAGGTGCGGAAGTACTTGCGCTGGAAGTCCTCGATGATCTTGATCTCTACCTTGAGGACGCCAGCAATCGTGCGAGCGGTGCCCCCATAGTTGCTGCCATGAGCCGCTCTCTTTGCGATGTCGCGAAAGGACATCTCGCGATAGTATTTGCGATCCGCCAGCTCTCGCCTAGGTTCAAAGCCGAAGACCATAGCGGCCACCATGGTATGGACATCCCCAGATTCGACGGCCTTGATGTAAGCATCGTCTCCGGCCAGGTACCCCACGACGCGGGCCTCTGCGCCCTGCTGATCGCAATTGAAGAAGATGTGGCCCTCGTCCGGTATGAATATGCGGCGGACGTAATCGTCAAGGTTCTGAAAGTTAGATCCCCAACCAAATGGATGGCTAGAAGACGACCAACGTCCGGTATCAGTTCCTGCAATGTTGAAGTTGGCATGCCACCGAGAGGCGGGGGAGAGCTTCTTGGTAAGGGCATCAATGGTCTTCTCCAGGTCACGGATGCGCAGGAGGTGCTGCGCGAAGGGGCGGGCCCTCACGTAGTCGCGGCCCAACCTCTCGAGGGCATCGCGGTCGGTGCTGACTTTCTTCTCCCCCTTCTTGGAGGAGATGACCTCGGGCAGGTACAGCTTCTTGTAGAGGAGGTCCTGCATCTGGAGGTAGCTGCGGGGATTGATCTTGGTGTTCCAGAGGGTGGCACACAGGTAGTCGAACCCCTTGAGGACCTTGGCCAGGCGGGCCTCGAGGTGCTGCACCATCTCGTCGCGGCGGCCAGTATCCACGAGGATGCCCCGCTCCATCATGGTAAGGGCGAGGGGCACGAGGCTGCGCTCGAACTCGTAGGTGGGGGTGTGGGGGATGGCAGCATCCACCTCAAGGGTGAGCATCCCATCGAGCCCATTGTAGATCATCTGCTGGAGGGCAGGATCCATGGAGGGGAGGTTATCGGTCGCGATTGTCCGCAAGGTGGTGGCTCCATTCGATGGCGTCCGCCAGTTGCCCGAGGAGGGCGAGGGCGTGGCGGCGGGTCAGCGGGATCTTGGTGAGTACACCACCCAGCATGACGTTGGCAATGATTCCTTCGGGCGTGTTGGTGATGAAGAGGAGGGCGGGGGGTTCATACTTCACGGCGCAAGGTCCTCCCCTCCGCAATCATCTTCCTTACACCTCGGGCCAGGTAGTCGGGGTCTATGTCGAGGAGCAGGCACATGTCCTTGAGGGGGGTGGCCGACGACGTGAAGAGGACGCTGCGCGCCTGGTCCCGCACGATGCCTGGCTTGAGGGAGGTGGCATCCTCCACCGCCTGCATGATGATGGCGAGGAAGAGCCTCTCCTCGGGGCGGAGGGTCTTGCTCTCCTCCGACAGGTCAAAGGCGTAGCCTGTCGAATCCCATTCCTTCGACAGCAATTCCTGTGGCATCACTCATCTTTCTTGTTCCGGTCCTTCACCTTGCCAACGCGCATGTTCTTCCATGACTTCTCGTTGCAGTAGATGCTACCCAGAAAGCCCAAGGATTTCAACCACTCGATCTCGTTGGAGTGGGACTTGAGCATGGTGTCATCGACGGGGAAGCACACCTTCAACCCCATCGCCCTGAGGTAGGTGAGGTCGTAGACGGAGTTGTGCGCCACCTTGCGCAGCGGGGAAGCCATCAGCTTCTGGACGCGCAGCCACATCTGCACCTCGGTCTCCTCGTCCCAGAAGTTGTGGGAGTGGAACCAGAAGGGCAGGACGAATGTATTGGTGGGGCTGTTGGCAAAGCAGATCATGGTGACCTGGCCCCGGGCCGTCTCGATGTCGAAGGCGAACTGCTCCCCCTTGAGGATGGCGGAGACCGCGAAGTCCATGTCCCGCAGGGACTCGATGATGTGGATGCGGCGGGAAGGGAATACGCTGCGCTCCTTGAGGGATTCCTGCCACGCCTTCTTCAGGTCCATGGAGAGGATGGGCAGGAGGGACTGGTCCTTCACCAGGGCGCGCGGGTTGTGGGTGGGGATTACCCTCACTCCCTCGGGAGTGTAGAGGGTGGTACCCCGGTGATCTTGCAGCTTCTCACCTGTGAGGGCCCAAAGGGCAAGGTCACCCAGAGCAAGTACGAGTCGGGCAGACCTGCAGCGTTCACGTACTCGATGGTAATGAGGGAGGAGGTCCCCCCGGAGGTATCCGTACTTAGGGTGTAGGGGGTTTCCCACTGCGTCATTGGGACAGTCCTTTCGTGGATGGAAGAAGGAGGAGGGGTTGCCGAAGCGCGGGGTCTCGGGGAGGAACGTGTCCATCTCGAGGGGGCCGCACCCGGCGTAGCGCGTTGCTATCCCCAGGAGGGCGGCGGGGTAGCCGCTGACATGCCGCCCCTCCTTGACATCCTGCACCGAGGGGTAATCGAAGAGGGCAAGCATGTCAGGGCAGGTAGTTCCAGGCCAGTATCCCTACGGACGCCAGCATCAGGACCACCCCGAGAATCAAGCAGATCGCTACTACCAATTCCAACAGGGAACCTGCGTGGTAAATTGGCCGGTACACAATCTGGATGGCAATCCATGCGGCGATGAAGAGAATTATGCCTGCTGTGAAAATCATGGGGGACTCCTGAGGGAAGGTGCGGCAGATGGCTGGAGACTCACCCATGGAGGCCGCAGTGCGAGTCTCCAGCCTTGAGGATGCTGCCGCTCACCCCCCATCGCGCACTGCGGCTAGGGGAATAGGGTGGGGGTTGCCGCCCCCTCGCTCACCACTGGGCAGGTGACGCCAGGTGTCAGGCCGGGAGCTTCCAACGGGAGACGTTGAGGTACTCCTTGCCGGTCTGCTTGTTCTTCTCCGCGAGGTAGTCGAACTCCACCTCGGTGCCGACGATGGACTCGGCCGCGTCAGCGGGCGAAATGCTCGCGGACTTGATGGCAGGATTGGCTCGCTCGATGGCGGTCCAGAACTGCGAGATGGCCTTGTCGCTGAGGTAGAAGCGCCTCGAGTTGAGTTCGCGGTTCAGCTCCACCCCCTTGAGATCCTGGCCCGAGAGACCATCGCGAGCCTTGAGGGTGAACTGGATGTACTCGGTGCCGGTCTGGGCAGTACCGTTCTCCCAGCCCGTGATGTAGCCGACGTAGCGACCGGGCGGGTGGTACCGCTGGGTCTCGATCTCTTCCGGGGTGAACACCTTGTGAAGCATGGACATGATGATTTTCCTTTCAGTTTTCGATCTGCTTGAAGACGGCACCCAGATCGAACGGTGCCTCTGCCGCCACCTTGTGGGGTGCGCTGCATTTCAGGTAACCCATATCACGGGTGGTTTGCGTATGCAAGACCGGCTTGCCATCCTTGCGGGTAGCGAGCCAGACGTTGTTCATGTAGCGAGCCACCACGTTGGGGAGTTGTTGGCCGAGGAAGGAGGGGAAGGCGCGCATCACGCCGCCCGTCTTCTTGTTCTCGATCATGCGGATGTGCGAGATGAAAATCAAGTGGAATTTGTATCGGTCGCTGGTGAGGCGCGCCACCTGGTTCTCGAACCGCTTGGACATGACGCCCCACAGGGACTGGTCGAACCCAGCCTTGTCGTCCGCGACGTTGTTCTCCTTGAGGACCGTGGCCATGCACGTGTCGTTCCAGAAGGTGGCGCTATCAACGACGAGGACAGTGTTGCTATCCCACGTGGTGAGATCCCCAAGGTCTTCGTCGGGCAGCTTCCACTGCGTGGTGATGGCGATGGACTTCTTCCACGACTCCGGGTCCTTGGTGGGGATGGAGTAGTAGGAGATGTTGTCCGCCTTGCCCTTCTGCAGGTAGGCCGAGAGGATCGCCAGGTTGTTGTCGAGGTCCACGATGCGAACCTTGTAGTCGCTGTTGGCGAGGGTTGCGAGGAGGCCGGTCTTGCCGGCGCCCGGATCCCCTACCAGCAGGAGCTTCACTCGCTTCTGGTTGGGGTGTTGGGAGAAGGTTGGCATTCATCACTCCATTCGATTTCATAATCGTAGGCCCACGACATCGTCCCGTCAGGGAGGATGATATCGTAGGAGGGGACTAGCATGTCGGGGCGAACCTCGTCAACCGTCTTGACAGGGGTGCCGGGGGGAAACTTGTTGATGGTCGCCTTGAGCGTGGGCATCAGAAGATCCTGAGGATGAAGTCGATGGTGATTGCCGCCTGCATCAGGATGTAGCAGACGATGAGTGTGGGCAGCAGGACATCGAGGTTAAAAATCGCAGCGTACACCTGCTTCGCGCAGGATGTAGCGGCTGTGATCGACTTCCTCGCACCATCGCGAAGAAAAGTCGGGAGACATTGGAGATGATACCACACGATAGATTCCTTTCGTGATGATGGAGAGGGCGCAGTTGCAGCAGGGTGGATGGGTGACGTAGAGGGTGGCACCTATCGTGGGGAAGGTGGCGTTGTCAAGCACGTTGCGCTCCGCATGCTGCATGAGGCGCAACTTGGTGGCGCGATCCTTCAGGCGGTGGGGAGCATCCTGGATACCCGGGGGGAACCCGTTGTAGCCGAGGGCTACCTGCCTCTTGTCCGGGCCCACGAGGACTGCGCCCACCTTGGTGGATGGGTCCTTGCTCCACTGCGAGACATGGTGGGCAAGGTCGAGGAAGCGTCGATCCCACGGGGTCATGGGATGTCCTTGTCATAGTTGATGCCAAGGAAGGACTCGGCGGCGGTGACCATGTCGGTGAACCGAGTGTAGTACTCGAGGGCGGTCTGCTCGTCAGAAGTCCTCACTTCGAGGCGGCCCCTCACGATGGCGTTGACCATGAAGAGGTTGAGGGCTTCGATGTGGGCTGCGATATCTACGGGGTTCATTTCTTTCTCCGGTTGAGATGGTCAACGACGAGTGTTGCTATCTCCTCGCAGAGTGAAGGTCGAGCCTCCACTGCCACGAGGATCATCAACTGTCGGGACCCCTTGAAGATCGAACCCCCAATGTGCGTGTGCCTTGAAGCACTCGTGGAGGACGACCTTCGCCGGGGGGTGGAAGGCTGCGCGCATTCGTCGGGCGACTGCCTGGCATTCCTGGTAGCCATGGGTTACCTCATGGTAGCCGCTGCATATGCGGTCGATGGTCAGGGTTTCGAGGTTGGGCTGGAGGTAGCAGATGAGGAGGGCGAGGACTGTCATAGCGAAGGGTTCCCATCAGCCGGGCTAGGTGCTTCTCTGGATCCTTGGGGAGGGGAGTGCGCACCACCGTGTAGATGGTGACAGTCCCGTGGGCATTGGCTCCCCTCAGGCGGGCCACCGTCTCCACCTTCCCCTCCTTGATGAGGAGGGCTAGCTGCGCCTGCACATCGGGGAGGGAGAGGATGGGAAAGTCACGGCACACCGACTGCGCCGTGAACTCAGTGACCTGCATGAGGATGGCGGCCCGCGCCTTCTTACTCCTCAACATGGGTGCGGGTGGGGTCGGCCTGCCACTGCGGGCAGAAGGAGGCGACGCTGCAATACTTCTGGCAGCGCAGGTAGGAGCCGGGCCTCTCCTCAAGGTAGAGGTAGCGGGCGTCGGTGGCACTGGCGATGAAGGCGGCGGCGTCCTCCCTCGTGTCGAAGAGCTTGATGGCAGACTTGCGCCCATTCTTCATGACGGCAAACTTAGGGGGGCGGTGCCACCGCTCCTCGTCGGTGCAGGGCTGGGGACTGTCATGCTCCTTGACGCGCTGCGAGATGCGACGTTCTGCCTCCTCGGGAGACCAGAGGGGGATGTCCACCACTTGCACCATGAGGGTGGGGTAGTCGAGGTTGCGGGTGTTCCACTCCATCCAGTCACGGAGGATGGCAACCACCTGCAAAGACTTGATCTCCATGCCGTGGCGGCGCAGGAGGAAGGCGTAGGTGTTGAGCTGCTGCTCCCACTCGGCCTCCCCCTTCTGGTGGTTGAAGCGGGCAACGCTGGTAACCTTGTAGTCCTGGATGGTG